AAGGAGACGGGGCTCTTCGTGACTGTCACGGAGGGGGAGATCGACGCCATGTCTGTCTCCCAGGTGCAAGGCAACAAGTACCCGGTGGTGTCGTTGCCCAACGGGGCACAGTCCGCGAAGAAGTACCTGGCTGCCAACGCCACATGGCTGGGTCAGTTCGCACGGATCGTCCTGTGTTTCGACTCCGACGAGCCGGGTGTCAAGGCTGCTGCTGAGTGCGTGGCGGTGTTGCCCTTGGGCAAAGTGGCCGTGTGTCAGTTGCCCCGCAAGGACGCCAACGACATGGTCATCGCCGGCGAGGGAGAGATCCTTCGTGAGCTGCTCTGGAAAGCAACGCCAACCAGGCCCGACGGGATCGTCAATGCCAACGATCTTTGGGACGAGCTGATCAAGCCTGGCTCTGACTCGGCCTGCCCTTACCCTTGGCCACAGCTTGATGCCATGACCCGTGGCTTCAGACGTGGCGAGATGGTGACCCTGTGCGCAGGCTCAGGCGTCGGCAAGTCGAGCGTGTGTCGGGAGTGGGCCCACCACTTCTTAAGAGCTGGGCTCCGTGTTGGGTACATCGCCCTCGAGGAGAGCACCAAGCGCACCATGCAGGGCATCGTCGGCATCGAACTCAACAAGCCGATACACCTGGACCCAAATGCAGCCGACGAGCATGAGATTCGAGAAGGCTTTGACCGTGTCTTTGGCACTGGTCGTTGCTATCTCTATGACCACTTCGGATCCATGGATCCGGACCACCTCATCGCCAAGATCAGATACCTGGCCGACGGTGAAGGGGTCGACGTCGTGGTTCTTGATCACCTCACGATCGTCATCTCGGGACTGACGGACCTAGATGAACGTCGTGCCATCGACGTCACATGCACCAAGCTGCGCCAAGTGGTGGAACAGACCGGCATCGGCCTGGTGCTGGTGTCGCACCTCAAGCGACCGGAAGGCCGCGGCCATGAGGAAGGAGCGCAGACCAGCCTGGGTCACCTACGTGGCAGCCATGCCATTGCACAACTCAGTGACATGGTCATCGGCTGCGAGCGCAACCAGCAAGGCGACGCTGCTGAGCGCAATGAAATGCAACTGCGTGTCCTGAAGAACCGGTTCTCCGGTACGACAGGGCCCTGCGACAAGTTGCTGTACGACCAGGACACCGGCCGACTCGTCGTGCCCATGTCCCATTACTTCGGAACCTGAACTCACACCAATGCTTTGCCCCAACTGCAACAACAAATACAACCGTGTCGTCAACACACGGCAAGAAGGACCAGAGACCACGATCCGTCAACGGCTTTGCCTGGGCTGTGCCCACACCTTCCACACCGTCGAGGTGCACCTGCCGCCCCTGTCTGTCCGCTGGGAAGGCAAGGTCATGAAGCGCGTTGATGGCTACCAAGGCATCCGGTTCTTCTGATGGCACGTCTCACCAAGATGAAGCCCCGCATCCAGATCGGGGTCCGCTGCACTGCCGCCGAAGCTGAGGCCGCCAAGGCCCTGGGCAACGGCAACATCAGCCAAGGGTTCCGCACTGCCCTGCGGTACGCCTCTGACCGCAACATCAAGCCCATGTCCCTTTACCTCACCCTCCGCGCCTGTGCGGAAATGGCCCGCATGCTGGAGCAACCCAAATGACCCTGCTCATCGACGCTGATTGGCTGCTGTACGCAGCTTGCTCAGCCTGTGAATACGACATCCGCTGGGACGAATGGATTCACACCCTGCACCTGGAGCAATCGGACGCCAAGAGTTACATGACCCACCAGGTGGGCAAGTGGCAAGACGCAACCGACCACAAGTCCGTGGTCATGTGCCTGTCGTCGTACCCGACCTTCAGGCACCAGCTGTCCCCTGCGTACAAGGCCAACCGGACTGGACGTCGCAAGCCCTTGGGCCTTCGTGACCTGAGGGCTTGGCTCGAGTCCGAGTACGAGGTCAAGTGTCACCAGAACCTGGAAGCCGACGACGTCATGGGGATTTTTATGACCAACGGCATGTATAAGGACCCGATCATGGTCACGGCTGACAAAGACATGCGCACGATCCCGGGGCCCTTGCTGCGCATGGACAAGATGGAGGTCAACAACATGGCGGACGCCAACAGGAACTGGATGATCCAGGCCCTGGTCGGTGACACCAGTGACAATTACCCCGGATTGAAAGGGTTCGGACCAGTGAAGGCTGAGAAGCTTTTGGCTGAGCACCACACCTTGCCAGCCATGTGGAACGCAGTGGTTGAGGCATACCGGAAGAACGGGGGCACCTTTGCTGATGCTTTGCTCAATGCCCGCATGGCCCGCATCCTGCGCTACGGGGACTACGACTTCACCGCCGCTACGGTGGAACTGTGGGACCCGGATCGTGACCCCGCCATGAAGACCGATGGATGATCTGTTCCCCCCGATTGACGAGGCCTTGATCAAGCGCCTCGACGACATCTATCCCGAGTCCTGTGCTGATCCAGCTTCGCCCGATCGAGAGATCTGGATCGCAGTGGGCGCCAGACAGGTGGTGCGCATGCTACGGGCCGTTTATCTTGAGCAACAAAACGAGGATTGATTCATGTGTGGAGGAGGCGGCAAGAAGCAGCAACAACAGCAAGCTCAAGCTGCAGCCCAGGCTCAAGAGCAGAGCATTGCGCTCCAGCGTGAGCAGATGGCCATGCAGCAGGAGCAGATGAACACCCAGCAAGCCCAGTACCGGGAGCAGCTGGCCATCAGCAACGCTCCCCCGCCACCCGCCCCGAACGAAGGGGCCATGGCACCAATGTCAGCCATCGAATCTGTTGATGCAGCCACCGGCCAAGCCATGCGGGCTGGCACCGGTCGTCGCAAGCTTCGGACCGACATGCCCCAGATGACGACCCTTGCGATACCGGGAGCGGCTTGATGGAGCTGAACCTGACCAGCAACGTCGACCGCCAAGCCAAGCCGTACGGGGAGGACGACGGCACGGCTGCGGCCAGGTACGGCCAACTGCAGACCAATCGGGATCCGTATCTGCAACGGGCCCGGGACTGCAGCAAGGTGACGATTCCGGGTCTCATTCCGGATGCCGGACAAGGGGACCGGGGTCGACTAAAGACCCCGTATCAAAGCCTTGGGGCGAGGGGTGTCAACTATCTCGCCAGCAAGTTGCTGATCACCTTGTTCCCCCCGAACTCCAGCTTCTTCAAGCTTGAGATCGACGACCTGGCACTCCGTGTTGCTGAGCAAGGGCCAGAGATCAAGACGGAACTCGACACCGCCTTGGTCCAGGTGGAGCGAGCCGGCATGTCTGCGTTCGAGGTGGCCAACGGCCGGGCCTCGATGCACGAAGCCTTCAAGCATCTGCTGGTTGGGGGCAACGTGCTCCTGTATGTGGCGGAAGACGGCGTCAAGGTGATTCACCTGAACCGCTACGTCGTGTGTCGTGACCCGATGGGATCCGTCACCGAGATCGTCGTCGAGGAAGAGGTCTACCCCGACGCCTTGCCGCCTGGCTTGTACGACGACATCGACGACGAGGACGGTGGATACGAGTCAGGTCGTAGCTCGAAGACGATCAAGCTCTACACCCACGTCGAGTACGAGGAAGGCAAGGTCCATTGGTACCAGGAGGCCAAGGGCAAGGAGATCCCTGGGTCCCATGGCATGTGCGATGGCGACGTGAATCCCTGGATCCCCCTGCGGTTCAACCGGGTGGATAGCGAGGAGTACGGCCGCTCGTACATCGAGGAGTACTACGGGGACCTGTTGGCTCTGGAGTCCCTGTACCAAGCCATCATCGAGGGGGCTGCGGCCGCGGCCAAGATCCTGTTCCTCGTCAACCCCAACGGCACGACCAGGCCCAGGACCCTGGCCAACGCTGAGAACGGAGCCATCGTCCAGGGCAACGCGGCTGACGTCACCGTCATCCAGACCCAGAAGGCCCAGGACCTGAGCATTGCCAACAGCACCATCGAGCGCATCGAAGCCCGGTTGCAGTTTGCGTTTCTGCTGAACACCGCCATCCAACGACGAGGGGAGCGGGTCACGGCGGAGGAGATCAGATACATGAGCCAGGAGCTCGAGGCTGGCATCGGTGGCCTGTACTCGATCCTTACTCAGGAGCTGCAGTTGCCACTGGTGCGTCGGTTGCTTCACGTCCTGCGCAAACAACGCAAGCTCCAAGCTTTCCCGAAGGGTCAAGGTGGTGTGCCACTGGTCAACCCAAGACCCGTGACTGGCCTTGAAGCCATTGGCCGCGGCGATGACCGCAACAAGTTGATCCAGTTCATCACCACTGCCACCCAAACCCTGGGCCCTGAAGCTGTCGCCAAGTTCGTGAACATTGACGAGGCACTGCGTCGTCTGGCCGCAAGTGAATCCATCGACACAACCAACCTGGTCAAGTCTCAGGACCAGCTACAACAGGAGGCAGCTGCTGCCCAAGCGGAACAACAGCAAGCTGCCCAACGTGAAATGCTGATGACTGGCCTCAAGTCATCAGCCATGGCGCAGGTCGCCAACAACTACACCCAAGAAGGAGCACCCTATGGCCCGCAATTCGCAGATGGCACGGACCCAGCCCAACCAGGAGCAATCCCCAACGCCCTCCCCAGCCCCCCAGGCGGACCCGGTATCCCTAGTGGGACCACCAGCCCGGGTGCCGCAGCCGGACCCGTATGAAGACATCGTCGTTGGCCACGTAAAGCCAAGGCCTAAGGCCGAGCCCAGCCCAGCACCTGTCGCCACATACGGTGACGACGGATCCATCACCATCCAATAAGCACCCAGCCATGCCTGAAGCCATCACTATCACCCAAAGCGAAAGCCCAGCACTGTCGCCCCAGAATGAGGAGATGCTTGCCGCCTTGGCAGGCGAAGGAGACGACAAGCCAGCTGAACTTCTAGCCGGCAAGTACAAGTCCGTCGAGGATTTGGAGAAGGCTTACAAGGAACTCCAGTCCAAGCTCAGCCGTGGTGAATCACTCCCGCCAAAAGCTGAAGACGACAACACTGCTGACGACCAGGACGGTGGCGACGACGAGGAGGATGACAAGCCCGCTGGTGACGCCCGTGAAATCTACGGGGACCTGATCGGCGGAAAGCTTGACGATGCTGGTATCGACTTCCAGGACATGAACGTCCGCTGGCAACAGTCGGGCACCTTGGAGTCCGGGGACTACGACCAGCTGGCCGAGGCTGGCTTCAACCGGGACATGGTCGATGCGTACTTGTCTGGGCTCCAGTACAAGGCAGCTCAAGACACAGCATTGAGTGTCAAGGAGGTGGCATCCATCAAGGAGTCCCTTGGTGGTGAGGCCGAGTACAACAAGATGATTCAGTGGGCCGGTGCCAACCTGCCACCTGAGGAGGTTGAAGGCTTCAACCAGATCATCAATAGCCAGCCCATGGCTGCGGTGAAGATGGCGGTGTCTGGCCTGCATGCCCGGTACACAGCAGTCGAGGGTCGCGAACCCAAGCTCATTGGTGGCCGTGCCTCCAAGGGCAACAGCGACAAGTTTGAGAGCACAGCTCAGCTGGTCGAAGCCATGTCGGATCCGCGCTACAGCAAGGACCCCGCGTACCAAAGAAAGATCCAAGAGAAACTCGGGCGATCGAGTATCTTCTGATCGGTGTGTTTGTTCGGGGCCCTCCATTTTCTTGGGGGGCTTTTTTATGGCTTGCATTTATCCGTACACTGATTGCACCTAGACCCACTCACAATCAGCGACGGCCCACTGCGGTGGACACCCGCTCGTGAACGGGAGCCCGGCGTCGGGGTAACCCCCAACCCTTTCTTTATCTAGGAGCCCAGCAATGGCCGCCCCCGATTTCACAGCTTCACGCCTTGGCCTAGTAAACGCCGCTGGTGGCGGTTCTTGGGCCGGTGACAACGCACTGTTCCTTCAGGTCTGGGCCGGTGAAGTTCTCACCGCGTTCCGTAAGGCCACCATCTTTGAACCCCTTCACACTGTTCGGACCATTGCCTCTGGCAAGTCCGCGTCGTTCCCGATCGTTGGTCTCAACTCTGCTGCGTACCACACCCCCGGCACCATGCTGACGGGCACCGCAGTCAAGAACGCTGAGGCTGTCATCAAGATCGACGACAAGCTCGTCTCCAACGTGTTTATCGCTGACATCGACGAGGCTAAGAACCACTGGGACGTCCGCTCTCCGTACTCCGCGGAGATGGGCAACGCCCTGGCGTACACCTTTGACCGCAACATTGCGGCAACGATCGCCAAGGCTGCACGTACCGCCACCAACTTCAACACTGACCTGCCCGGTGGTACCCGCATCAAGATCGTGGCAGCCACCAAGGCTGCCATCACTGGTGCTCAACTGGCCACCGCTTTGTTCTCTGCCGCTCAGCGGATGGATGAGAACAACTTGCCCGAGAACGACCGCTATTGCGTTCTGGCTCCTGCCGAGTACTACAAGCTCGTCCAAGAGACCGACGTAATCAACCGGGATTGGGGCGGTGCTGGTGCGTACTCCGACGGCACCGTGCTGAAGGTTGCTGGCATCACCATCCTGAAGTCGAACCACCTCCCCACTACCAACCGCTCTGCGGCCACCGGGGAGAACAACGACTACGCCGCCAACTTCACCGACTCCGTCGCCCTTGCTTTCAACAAGCAAGCCGTCGGCACCGTGAAGCTGATGGACCTCCGGATGGAGCAGACCGGTGCTGACGTGCATGCCCTGTGGCAAGGCACCTTCATGGTTGCCTCTATGGCCCTGGGCTCTGCCGTCCTCCGTCCTGACTGTGCCGTTGAGATCTACACCGCAACCAGCTGATCGCGGTCAATATGGGGGGAGCATCGGCTTCCCCTTTTTTTCTTTCTTCAGAGCTTTGCCATGACTCTTGCTCGCACCTCGTTTCTGGAAGCCGTGAACCGGGTGCTGCAGATGCTTGGTGAGGCACCAGTCAACGGTTTGGATGGGCAGTTCGGCTTGGCCCAGCAGGCACAAGATGCAATCAACGACGTCAGTCGCAAGATTCAGACAGAGGGGTGGTCGTTCAACACCGACTTTGAACGCCTGATGATGCGGGACTCCATCACGCAACACATCGGCGTGGGGTCCAATGTCAGCCGGGTCAAGGTTGACCCCTACTCCTACCCAGACGTCGACGTCGTGCTGCGAGGCCCCAAGTTGTATGACCGCAGGGCCGGCAGCTACGAGTTTGAGGAGGACCTACGTGCTGATGTCACCTACATCCTGGAGTGGGATGAGGTGCCTGAGTACGCCCACCAGTACTTCATGATCAAGGCTGGCCGCCAGTTGCAGGAGGCGATCTTGGGATCAGCTGACCTGTCAAGAATCAACGCAGCTGCTGAAGCTGAAGCCCGCAGCCTGTTCCTCGAGGAAGAGACCACCTGCGGGGACCACAGCTGGCTACGTGGCAATCCCAACCACACCAATGTTTTCATGACCTATAAGCCTGCTTGGGCCCTGCGTCGCTAGCCATGCCACTGATCAGTAGCTCCATACCCAACCTGATCAACGGCATCAGTCAGCAACCATCGGCATTGCGCCTGGCGTCCCAGTGCGAGCAGATGGTTAACTGCATGCCCAGCCCAGTGGAAGGGTTGAAGAAGCGGCCACCGTCGCAGCACATTGCCAAGCTGTTCTCCGGATCAGCTGGTGCCGGGTGCCCATTCACGACCATCGTGGATCGGGATGGGACCATCCAGTTCCTGGTCCTGATCCTCGACAACGACATCAAGGTCTTTGGTTTGGATGGATCCACCAAGACGGTGACCAAACCTGACGGCACGTCGTACCTCAACATCACTGGCGAACCCAGTGCCGTGTTCCGCGTGGCTTCGGTGGCTGACTACACGTTCATCGTGAGTCGTGAAAAGACGGTGGCCATGGCAGCCACGACGTCACCCACCTGGGGCACCAAGTCCATGGTGTTCATCAAGTCCGCTGACTACGCCACCACTTACAGCATCACCGTCAACGCCACCACGGCCACGTACACCACAGCCAACGCAGGTGGCAGTGTGCCGAGCACCGTGGACATCGCGCTCAACCTGCGCAACTCACTAAACGCAGCCCTTGGCGGAACCTTTACTTTCACGGCCAGCGACTACGTCGTGCGAATCACGAAGAACGACGGCACTGACTACACGCTGGGCAGCTCGGACACCAGGATTGGCACGGCAACGGTGCCCATCAAAGGCTCGGTGGACACCATCTCTGACCTGCCGACCAAGGCCGAGCATGGCTTCATCGTCAAGATCATTGGCTCCGCTGCGTCCGGGGCCGACGATTACTACGTGAAGTTCGTGACCACCGTCGGCTCAGGCTTTGGCCATGGCATCTGGCAGGAGACAGTGGCCCCCGGCATCCAGTACTTGTTCGATGCGACCACCATGCCCCACGTGCTGATCCGTAACAACGACGGCACGTTCACTTTCAGGAAGTTCGATTGGTCTGGCCGGGTAGCAGGTGACGCCATCACTGCAAAGGAGCCGAGCTTTGTTGGGTCCACGATCCAGAACGTCAACCTGTTCCGCAATCGGCTTGCGTTGTTGGCTGATGAAAACGTCATCATGTCGGCAGCTGATGCGTACGACAGGTTCTGGCCGGAGTCCGTGCAGACCGTGGTCGACTCGGACCCCATTGACCTCAGTGCCGGCAGCAGGAAGATCAACCTGCTGACGTCGAGCCTGGCCTTTGCCGACGTGTTGCTGGTCTTCAGTCGCAACGGGCAATTCAGGTTGAGTGGTGGCAATGCAGTCGCTGCGTCGTTGACACCCAAGACCGCGACCATCACGCAGATCACAGCGTTTGAGATGAGCAACGGCGTGGACCCGGTGATCGTGGGTCGCACCATGTACTTCCCGGTGCCCAGGGGTGAGTACGGCGGCTTGAGGGAGTTCTTCTTGCCGGATGCATCAGGCCCGGTGCCTACGTCGGAGGAAGTGACAGCAGCTGTGCCACGGTTCCTGCCGTCGGACCTGTCGAACCTGGTTGCGACAGCAGCTGAAGAGGCGGTCTACGCCGTGTCAAAGAGTCAACCCCGGCGCGTCTATCTCTACAAATTCCTGTTCCAGGGGGACAACAAGCTGCAAAGCGCCTGGAGTTACTGGGAGTTCAATGCCGGCAAGAGCGTGATCGGCGTGGACCTGGTCGACAGTGACCTGTATGTCGTGGTGCAGTACTCCGACGGTGTCTATCTGGAGCGCATCGTGACTCACCCTGAATCCGTGGATGCCGGTACGACGGTGGAGATGTTGGTGGATCGCAAGGCGACAGAGGCCAGTTGCACTGTGGCGTTGACGACGCCGAGTGGACTGGACACCCAAAGCACCATCACCCTGCCGTACCCCATCAACACCAGCACCAGCAACATGGCAGTGGTTGGCCGGTTCTTTGCGGGCAACAGCTTGGCCCACGGCCAGGTCGTTCAGCTCCTGTCGTCGACTGCTGCTGGTGGCGCCGGTGGCAACGGTACCCTTACGGTCCGTGGTGACCTGACTGGCGCTGAGTTCTTTGTGGGTGAGCTGTACCCCATGCTGTACGAGTTCAGCACCCAGTACCTGAAAGAGCAGCCGCCTGGTGGTGGCATGGCTGTGATCTCAGGACCCAAGCTGCAGCTCCGCACCTGGACCATGCTGTTTGACAAGACGTCGTTCTTCAACATCAACATCACCCCCCGTGGCCGGGACACCATGACGTACCCGTACACCGGTCTCGAGATTGGGGACCAGGAGATCAGCCTGGGTGAGTTGGCTCTCCGCACTTCCAAGTTCCGGGTGCCCGTCATGGCTCAGAACATCGAGGCCAAGATTGAGGTCACCAGCTCCTCGCCGCTGCCGTGTCGCCTCCAGTCGGCAGAGTGGGAAGGTTTCTACCACACCCGAGCGGCTCGCCTGTGACGTCTGCGTACACCAGGCCCACCAGGGTCGCTGATATTCCGTATGTGGCGGAGTTCATGCGGGAGGAGGACGTCGCAGAGGTGCGGGCACACTCAGGCCACACCCCTCAGGAGTCCCTGTTGCATAGCTTTTTTGCTGGGTCTCCTTGCATGACCATGATTGGGAGAGACGGCAGGCCTATGGGCATGTGGGGCGTCGTTCCACAAGACGGGAGCATCGGCACGATCTGGATGCTGTGCACCGACGACCTGGTGCGGGACCGTCTCAACTCCATGCGGTTCCTACGGGAAGCCAGGGGCCACTTGGATCTGGTGCAGCGTCGGTACAAGGTGCTTTTCAATCTCGCAGATGCTCGTAACGTGGTGCATATCAAATGGTTGCGGTGGATGGGGTTCACCTTCATCTCGTCGCACCCCAGATTCGGAACAGAAGGTCGGCTGTTCCATGAGTTCGTGAGGATCTAGGACCATGTGTGGACCAATCCCAATCATCATGGGCGTCGTCAGCGCCGGCCTGGGCATCGGCCAAGCGGTGGCTGGTGCCCAGGCCGCACAGCAGCAAGTCGACTTTGCCAATGCCCAGGCCCAGCAAGGGTTCCGGTTCCAGCAAATGCAAGCCAGCTCGCAGAGAAACTTTGAGCAGCTGCGGGCCAATCAACAGGAAGAGTTGATGCGGATCAATCGCCTGATGGCCGACAACGCCTACGCCAACGACATCGGGGCCCTGAACGCCCGGTTGATGCAAGAGCAAGCAGCTGCGAGCCAAGAGCAACAGAAGGGCGCGATCGCTGGGACCAAGGCCCGAGGCGAGATCATTGCCTCCGGTCGCTTGGGCAACACTGTCGACAACCTGGTGGCTGACTTCTACAGGCAGCAGGCCCAGTTCGACT